TACCCGGATAACTGGCAGTCATTTAATCTTTTCCTGGATATGATGACCCAATGGCGGGTTGGAATGGGTGGAGTGATCGGGCTCGATTATAACGCTCTTCCGGTAATTTGGAATGCCAGAAGGATCAAGACTGCCGAACGCGGCGACCTTCTGGATGATTTAAAAATGATGGAACGGGCGGCACTCGCACACCTACAGGAGAGGCGGGATGTTTAAGGCAACGGTCAGCGTCAAGAATATCGAAGGATTCAATAGCCAGTTCGACGAAGTGTTTTTGGCGATTGAAGCGAACCTGAGAGAAGTAGCCGGTTATGTAAAAAGTGAAGCCGACACCACCGCTGAATTTGCTGACAAGACTGGCACTCTTCGTAAGGGAAATAAGCTTAGAAAATCACGGTACCTGGAGGGCGGCTATATCGTCTTTAACAAGGAACCGCATGCTCATCTTGTCGAGTACGGTCATGTCCAGTTGACATCCAAGGGTGAAGCAACCAAAGCCCCTGGCCGGGTGGCGGCACACCCGTTTATGCGTAAGGCGCTTGAGAAAGGAATCACTATGGCGATAGCTGAATTGCCTAAGAAGAGCGAGTGATGCGAAAGATCCCCGGAATCTACGTCGAGATTAAAGGCGACTTTAGCGACCTACAGAAGCAACTTTCCGCTGCCAAACAGAAGGTTACCGAACAAGCCAGGGGTATCAGTGACTCGCTGAATAATGCGTTTGCTCCGGGTCAGGTAAAGGCCAATATCAATGGTCTTATAGTTTCGCTCGGGTCGCTCTCCCGATCTGCGCACCTATCTAGTCAGAACTTCAAAGGGATGGGGGTTGACCTTAAAGAACTCCAGTCCGTAACCGGAATCACCGCCGCTGAGTTCGGTAAGCTCCAGAGCCGGATGCTCGAAACGAAAGCATCAACAGTCCAGGAGAACTCCCTAAAAAACATCGCTAAAGCCGCCGCCCTCACCCGTGATGAAATTAAAACCATGGGTCTGCAATTCGGTCTGTCTGTCGCTCAGATCGAGAAAGTTACCATGGCGGTTCATGGTCAAGAGAAAGCTGTTCAATCTCTTTCTTCCCGTATTGCGGCGATGCCGCCGATCAAGAGCTACACCACTCTCGCCAGTAGTGCAAAGTCATCATTAACCACTCAAGCAGATGCGGGTACCGAGAGGTTCGCTGGTAACCTTGTGGCTATGACCAATGGCGCAGCAATCGCACACAAAGCATTCAATCTGATTCAGCTTGATATGGACGCTTTGAGTAAAGCAACAGGAGTTACCGCCGAACAGATTGGTGTGCTCAAGGCGCGTTTTGCGACGAATTCAGGGGAGCAGATGCAAGCCAAAGCTCTCCTTGAAATTGCTACCAATGCTCGGTTGTCCAGATCGGAGATTGCGGCATTCGGTGTGCAGATGGGGGTTTCCAAGGCTGCAATTCACGATGTAACCGCCTCACTCCATGGAGCGACCGCCGCCATGTCCTCCCTGGCGCTGAACGCTAATGCCGGGCTGTTTGCCGGGTTTAAAGGTCAGACTGCAGCGTTTGCCAACGACCTTACCGCCCTCTCAAGTGGCACCAAGACTGCCGGTCTTGCCATGGGAGCGCTCGGTACGGACATGGCCGTCCTGCAGAAGCAATCCGGTTTGACCGAAGTACAATTTGCCAAACTGCAACGGCAATTCCTGCAAACTCAAGGTGAGAAAGCACAAGAAAACGCCCTGCGTAACATAGCCACCAACGCCAAACTTGCCGAAAAAGAAATGCGGGCACTCGGTGCTCAGATGGGCGTTTCCCGCACCTCGATAGATAGAGTTGCCGCCGGTATGAATCATGTGGGTAAATCCACTGAGTTCAGTATGGCTAAATTCCGCGACATGATTATCACGGTTGGAATTTACACTGTGGCGTTTCAGGGATTATCGGCGGCGGTCGGCGGAATCAAGAATGCGTTTGTATTTGGGTTCAAGTCGATTGAGGAATTCAATGTTGGCATAGCCGCTTCAGCAGCCTACATAACCACTTTTTCAGAACGCGCCAAGAAGGGGGATTTATCCGGGGCGTACAAGGATGCTGCCAAATACGCCAAATACTTAGCAGAGACCCTGGAGATGGTGGACTCCAAGACCATCGCCTCAGGTAAGGACTTGCAAATCATGTCCGAAACGTTTCTGCAGCATAGTGTCTTACTTGATGCTAACAATCAGAAACAAGTTGAGGGTTTCACCAATATAGCCACTGCTTTGGCTCTGGTGACCGCTGGACAGAATAAGGACATACAGTTACGTCAAGAAATTAATGCCTTGATGTTAGGACAGGAACGGGCCACTGACAGGTTACCAAAGCTACTTTCCGCGATTGACCCGAAACTTCAGGAGCATTTGAAGCTATGGCGGGAACAGGGAACAGTAATCGAGAATGTTGGTGGTCTGTTGAAAAGTTTCGGTTCCGAGACAGGGGATCTGGATGATTTATGGGCCACTATCGGGTCCACCATGGAAACTATCAGCAAAAGGGTTCTCCGGGGAGGACTCGAACCCGCTTTTAACGATCTTATCGGTTTGGCTAAAGAACTGAATAACTCCTTGATGGATTCCGAAGGTCATCTGACCCCGTTGGCAGAGAGTATCCAAAGAGACATCAGTGGTGCGTACCAGGATGCTAAGAAGTTTGTTGATGACTACGGCAAGTCCCTTGTCCGACTGACTACCTTTGTCCTCGAAGTTAAAGCTGCGCAGATACTGTTGAATCTGGCGGTTAAAGCAAACCCGTATTACATCGCTGCCGCCGCAGCCGTTTATTTAGCTCATAAGTACGGGGTTCTCTCGGAAACACTTAAAATCACCAGTGAAGCAATAGACGAGGTAGTCACACGGTTGGCTGCACTCAAGGAAGTAGCGACACTTAAAGACTTTTCTTTGTGGGATTGGGCGACCACAGGGGTCGATGGTCTTAAGGAGTTGAATAATGAAGTAAAGAACGGTACGGCGGCACTCAGAGAGCAGAAAATAGCACTTCAGGAACGACGGGATAGTGTTGCTTCAAGTTGGGCTTTTACCGCAGAATCAAGAAAAGCGAAAGAGGCTGAAATTGCGGTAATCGATGGACAAACGGCGGCACTTGATCGTCAGATCGCCTCAATACAAAGAAAAGACAGCCTTTTAGTGTCGAGTCACGGTGCCGGTGCTAACGATGGGCTCATGCCAAGTCATGGTGCCGGGGATGTCCAGGCACCGGAACTTTCACCTCCGACTGCAACGGGCGGTGGTAGTGGGACCAGTAAAGCAAGTGATTATAACGCGGCACTTCAGGCGCAAGTAGAACTGCTCAAGGCTACCGAAGAGCGTAAGCTGGCGGTTATCAAAGCTGCATCCGCTCTCAATGAACAGGCCAATGAGAGCTCATACGCTCTTGGGCTGAAAAGTTACAGCGCTTACCTCGACAAGAAGCGTGACCTTACTGAAAAAGGGTTACAACAAGAACTTGCCGCCAGGCAGAAGGAACTCGACGCTGCACAGGACGCCGCAGGTAAGCTCTCACCGATCACCGACAAAGAGGGGAACGTTCGCCCCGATAAGAACGAGAAGGCCCGCGCCGACGCATTAAAGAAAGTCGAGGATGCTACAAGGAGTGTAATCGAGGCACAAAACAAACTCGATCTTGCTCGTAAAGAAGGTGCGTTCGACGCCCAGAAGTACGCGGACGATCAGGTTAAGGCGTATAAGGAAGTTGAGATTCAATTACTTGAAATGCGCGGTTTGGATGTCGAGGCGGCTGCTGCCAGGGCGGAGTTTGACAAACAAAGTATTGACCGTCAACGGCTTCTTGCCGCCGCCAGAGAAGGGGATTACGCGGCTCAACGACAACTGTTCTCTCTCGAACAGATGTCGGCCATTGAAGCCTCCAGTGTGTCTATGGACCGGCTTGCCAGATCCAAGGAAGCCACACTTGGGATTGCTGATCTTAATCATGAGTATCGACAGTCTCGTGAGATCCAGATTCAATTGCTTGATATCGAAATCCAACGAGCTGAGTTAAGTAAAGGTTCTATACCGGAAGAGATCGCCCTTCTGAAAGAACAGAAGCGGCAGCTTGAAGAACTAAATTCCGGGACGGTGAATTGGGTTGAGTCTCTGAAGTATGGTTTGAAGGATGTACAGGAAGAGACATCGAAGATCGGTGAAGCCATATCAGGGACATTGACCGACGCTTTCGATGAGTCAACCGACGCTCTGGTCGAGTTCGCAAAAACCGGCAAACTTAATCTGGACAACTTTTTCGATTCAATCTTAGACAACCTGCTACGAATTGTCATCATGCAAGCACAGAACGCCGCAGTATCAGGTTTTCTTAATTTCGCTTTCGGTGGCTCGTCCACTACTTCCGGGTTGACTGGGATAGCGGGTAATTCGAGCATGAACTGGGGTGGCAGACATAGCGGCGGTGTTGTTGGATCTGACTCACCAACATTTACTCGCTCTCTGTCTGCCGGTCTATTGAACCAGGCCCCTCGACTTCACACAGGATTAATGCCCGACGAGTTCCCTGCCATCCTACAGAAAGGCGAAGCTGTGTTTACCAAAGGACAGATGGCTGCACTTGGTGGTGGAGGGGGCAATGGTGGTAGACCAGTGTTTAATCTCGTTGTGAATAATAATACCGATTCTACGATAGATCAAAAAGAGAAAGATAACGGAACAGGCGGGTTAGATATAGAGATGATAATCGATGCAGTGAATGCAAAAAACGTGGCTCGGAGAGGATCGGCAAGCAATCGTGCGGTCCGGTCAGCGGTTGGATCTCAATTGGTGAGTAGATAATGGCTCCCCCAATCTGGCCTACTTCCTTGCCTCAAGAAGCATTATCAAACGGGTACAGTGAAGCCTATCCGAACAACCTACTACGTTCAGAAACCGACGCGGGCTTTGGTAAGGTCCGCAACAAAGGGGCAACACCTCCGTTTACTTTTGTCATCCCTATGCAGTTCACAATGGCGCAATTAACCGACTTTCTTAATTTCTATCAAAATGTCCTGCGGAACGGGGCGCTGAGATTTGAGCATAAACATTACCGAACTGGTCAGACGGTTGAAATGCGGCTTAAACCTCAGGGGGAAGACTTTTTTGTTGTTCAAAAGGATGGCCACAACTGGAAAACGACGTTGAAGATTGAGGTCTTACCATGAATTTATCTCTCAACGCATTAAAAGCAATTTACGCGCCTGAAACCGGCGACTACCCGATCATGCTGGTCAAGGTTGAGCATCCAGAGTTGCCATATCAGTTGTACTTTTCGAGCGACGCGACCACCAGGTTACCCTCGTTAACCAATGATGAGAACGTGGTATACGGCACGGTATCGAACGGTACTGAATATATGTATCTGTCGATGGAATTGGACATATGGACGGAGGAAGACGATGTTGCACCGTATACCAGACTAACGTTACCGAACATAGGTAGGGAAATGGTAGAGGCCGTCAGAGCGGTTAGTGCCAGTCCAACTGTCGGGCTTGCCGTGGTGTTAGCCAGTGACACCGATAATATCGAGGGTCAAGCTGACGGTTTCAAGTTTTTTGATATAGACATCAATCCGGCGACTGTCTCCGGTGATCTAGTTCTTGATATTATGATAAATGAACCCGCTCCATATCTGTTGTTCACTCCATCAACGGCACCTGGGATATTTAAATGATCGATCTCGAATTTTATAAATCATTACAATACCAGAGCCACGGGCGGGAGTATCCGGCTGTTGACTGTTGGGGGTGTGTCGGCTTGTTTTACAGACGGGAGTTGGGGGTTATAATCCCATCGTGGTCTGCTGAGTACGAGAACAGTGATAAGGTTTCGTACAATAAGATCATGGGCTCTGCCGAGTGTCTAACCGGTTGGAAAAAGTCGCCTATTCCTTTTTTCGGGGCAGTGGCTTTAATCAAAATAGGGCCGATGTTCCACGTAGGCATATGTTTAGACCTGCGTGGGCGTAGCGTCTTATCAATTATGAAAAAATCAGGAGTAACTATTATAGATCCAAAAGCCATTGAGTGGAGAAATCGCTTTCAAGGGTGGTGGAAATATAATGGATAACGCTCTGATAAAAGCAAGGCTCCACCCGCTACAATCTGCAGCGGTCAGTGACACCGCGCGGCAGGGCGAGTCTATCCAGGAGATAATTGATAGGCTTGGTGCAAAAAACAATGTCAATCAATGGTATTGTCAGAAGGTTTATGTCGAGGTAAACGGCAAACCGCTTTTACCGTCTGCCTATAATCACACCTACGTCAAAGCTGATGACCTGGTCGTTATCCAGTTTTGCATCCCTGAAGGAGGGGATGGTAAAAATCCGCTCAAAACCATTTTGCTGTTGGTTGTCGCGGTTGTTGCCATATGGATTTCTGGGGGCGGGGCAGCCGCTCTCTTTGGTGGCTACGGAGCCTATGCCGGAGCAGCATTTGCGATTGTCGGCGGTTATGCAATAAACGCATTAATACCGCCAGAACCATTATCGTCAAATAACAATCTCAGTGGTGACGACCGAGAAAAAACCAATATCTACAGCATTACCGGGATGCGGAACTATTTACCGCATTATAAACCGCTCCCTCTGGTTCTTGGAAGGGTTCGTTATGCACCTCCGTACGGGGCTCTGCCGTATACGAGATTTTCGGGCAATGACCAGTACTTGTACTGCTATGTGGTATGGGGGCACGGAGAACTAGCTATTGAAGAGCTGAGGCTTGGTGAGACTCTACTTTCTCAATATAGTGATGTATTAGTTGAGTCAACTGCTGGACTTACAACAGATCCTGAACTGAATTTAGTTCCTTCCGATGTATACCCGGAGTCTATCGGAGCCGATGTAAAATATGGCATACCTATAGTACGTACTACTCAGCTTAACACTCAACTAATATCTCTCCAGCTCGTCTTTAACCGGGGTCTTTTCGGTATTGATGAGAAAACAGGTGAACGGGTCGCTGCTTCGGTAGCCTTTAGGGTGTCTCATAGATTGAGCGGGGATACTCAATGGATAGTTGCTGGCGCGCAGGAGGTCGTTGATACCGCAGCTTACCCGAAGAGGGTAGCCTTCGAATTTACCCCAGTCGTTTATCCAGACGAGAATGGTCAATACGATGTAATGGTTGAACGGCTGTCAGCCGAGACAGACGATAAAACTTATGATACCTTCCAATGGACTGAGATTCAGAGTGTAACCTACCAAGACCCTGTGAGTTTTCCGATACCCGTCGCTAAAACGCAACTTCGGATAAAAGCAACCGAACAATTATCTGGAATCGTAGATAATCTAAATGCATGGGTTTCCTGCGTCTGCCTTGACTACGAGTATACAACAGGGACCTGGATCAAGCGGGCAACCAGCAATCCAGCATCGTTATATCGGCACGTTTATACCGCCCCATGCACAGCCAGACCGTTATCAGTGAACCAACTTGATATAGATGCGCTGGAAGAGTGGCACGATTTCTGCCGGATAAAAGGATTTTCCTACAATCGTGTTCATGACACCAGGGAGTCTATACAGTCAATCATCAGTAAAATATGTCACGCAGGACAAGCTATGTTTGTCATGCGTGATGATATTCGCTCGGTCCAGATAGACAGGGCCAGGAGCTTAGGACCTGTTCAGCTTTTCACCCCTGCTAACTCAAAAAAACTGTCTTCTAAAAAGACCTTCAGCCAAGAATTGCACGGTTATCGAGTAGCGTTCAACAATGAGGTATCAGACAATAAAGAAGATGAGGTCATAGTATATACACAGGGATATACACAAGCGAATTCACATATTTTTGAGGCATTACAGTTTCCTGGAGTGACGACAGTAGGTGAATGTATTGAGCACACAAAATATCATCTCGCGACTCGTCGGTACAGATCAGAACTTTTCACCTGGGAGAGTGACTGGGAACATCTGAATTGCAGTCGTGGTGATCTTGTCGCGGTTGCTGCAGACTGTATCCTTATTTCTCAAGCATCGGGCCGGATTAAATCGCATGATGTATTAACTAAAACCATTGTGCTCGATCAAGCAATAACTGTCCAAGCACAAACAAGCTACAACCTTGTCATCCGCACCACTCCAGACGGTACAGAATATTCGAACGTATTTACACAAGTCGTTTCCGCTCAGTTTCCCGACTGGACAACCGACACGCTGACGTATACCGGGGAACTACCGCATACCACGCGCAGGGGTGATGTTTACAGCTTTGGGGAGGCCGGACTTGAGACAATGCTGGTCGTTATAACCAGCAAACGGCCTAAAAAAGACATGTCTGCTGTCCTGACGGGTGTACAATATAGCTGGCCGGAGATCGAGGCGTTTATGGCCGGG